ATTTGTTGACGAAGAGCAAGCGCAAGAGGTGCTCTACACTAAAGTAGTAGACGAGTGGAGCGAAGACCCTGAGGTTGAACCCGTGCCCGTGCGTTGGCATTATGTGCCGAACTATGTGAACATCGACACGATTGGTGTGATCTACGAAGAGCAAGAAATTGTAGACCCTGAGAACCCACCTGAGCCTATTGTAAAAGATGGGTGGCACGTCAATGTTCGTGTAGTCGGTTCAGAAGACGTCACGGCACTTGAACCCTATTCAATATTGCCAGAAAATCCCCGCAGAGTCTGGGGATAAATATTACTACTATAAACTATAAAGGAATAACAGCATGAACGATACAACTATACTCATCACCCCAGAACAGGTTCAACGTCATTATGATGCCGCCATGGACTCGGTCAATATAATCAATGCTGGTCAACCCGTGGGCATGACTGATGAAGACTGGGCAGATACAGTCAAGCGTAATGTGGATCATTTAGAGGTCATGTTAGCAAAAGACTTTTGGACAGAAGATCAAGATTTAACTCCACTTGAAGGGGCAGTAGAACAATAATGAAATTAGATACACGTTGGTCAGAAATCCTAAAGCGATCATGGTCGATTAAGTTCATTGTGATCGCAGGTATTCTTACTGCCGCAGAGGTAGTATTGCCAATGTTCGAACATGAGATACCCAAAGATGTATTTGCTATTCTTACACTCTCTGCAGTGACTGGTGCTTTTATTTCACGTATTGATAGAAGCTATTAAAGAACAACAGAAACAAATAGACCAGTTAAAGACTCAACTAAATAGTATATCAGATTAGGAAAAACATGGCCATTGTTAACACTCGTCAAGGGTTAAAAGAATACGCATTGCGTAATCTGGGCGCTCCAGTACTGGAAATCAACGTTGATGATGACCAGCTTGAGGACCGTATCGACGAAGCTTTAGAATACTGGCGCTTATATCACCACGAAGGTGTTGAGAAATTTTATCTCAAACATCAACTCAAAGCATCCACCTTGACTTTGGTAGATGCTATTGCCGACACTTTTGAATTTAATAATGTCATAGTGGGTCAGACGTCCGGTGCAAGAGCAATGGTAGCCACCCAGATAGACAAGAAGTCGAGTGGTACAGAACTTCTAATTAAACAAGTAGAAGGTACTTTTGTATCAGGAGAGACAATAGTAACAGAGGGAGTGGTCCCAGTATTGTCAGCTATACTTGCTCAAAATCCTTTGACTCTTAACGAACTAGACAACAAATATATTGAAGTAGATGATTGGATATATGGTGTCACACGGATGTTGCCCTTTGCGGGGACACAAACATCTAAGTCGATATTTGACCTTCAGTACCAGCTACGTTTAAATGACCTATATGATTTGACTTCAACATCAATCATCTACTACAAACAAGTAATGTCTCATTTGTCGCTGCTAGACTTAGAACTAAACGGCAAGCCAATGTTTAGGTTCAATCGCCTTCAGAATAGACTTTATCCAGATATCAATTGGGAAGTAGATGTATTGCCAGGCGGCTATGTTGTAATTGAATGCTATCGCGCCCTAAACCCAGCCGAATTTCCAAAAGTATATAATGAACCTTGGTTAAAGCATTATGTTACAGCTTTGTTTAAACGGTCTTGGGGCACTAACTTAAAGAAATTTCAGGGTGTTCAATTGCCTGGTGGAGTGACTATTGATGGACAGGGACTTTATCAAGAATCAATTCAAGAGATCAAAGAGCTTGAAGATGAACTAATCAATAAGCAAGCTCCCCTAGAATTCTTTTTAGGATGATATATGCCAGGTCCTAACGTCTACTTTACTCAAGGTACGATTAACGAACAGCGATTGATGGAAGATATGATCATCGAGTCGTTACACATCTATGGCCAAGAACTATTCTATATTCCTCGTACCTTAGTATCAAAAGACAATATCCTTGGTGAAGATCGGTTAAGTGAATTTAAATCACTGTTTCCTATTGAGATGTACTTTGAAAATGTGGATTCGTTTGATGGTCAAGGAGCCTTCCTTCAAAAGTTTGGTCTTATGATGGAACAAAGCGCGACACTTGTTGTTGCTCGTCGTCGTTGGGAACAACTTGTTGGCAGATATAGACAAACAACCCTTCCCAATAGACCAAATGAGGGTGACTTATTATACTTCCCATTAACAGGTGGTTTGTTTGAGATTAAATTTGTAAAGCATCAAGATCCTTTCTATCAACTTGGCAAACTCTACGTGTATAAGTTACAGGTCGAACTCTACCAATACAGCTCTGAACGTATTGATACTGGAGTACCTGAGGTAGATGCATTTGAAACGCTAAAGACATTTTCAACCAATATTACCAGAAGTGGTGCAGGTAGAGTGAAGTCCATAACTGTTACAAACGGTGGTAGCGGATATACTGAAGCTAATGTAAGCATTACATCTGTGTCAGGAGTAGTCGGTTCAGTTGGTATTGGAGCAGAAGCTCAAGCTGTTATCGCTGATGGAGTTATAACAAGTATTAATGTGACTGATGGTGGTGCTGGGTATAAAGATATTCCAAGCATCACGATTGAAGGTGATGGAGTTAATGCTCTTGCAGAAGCAATTGTTGAAATTGATATCGACAAAGTAGAATCTTATGGCGATAATAATTCATTCAAGGATGAAGCTCAAGACTTAATATTTAACGAGTTCAATCCCTTTGGTGATATGGATCCCTAATGCTTAATAACAACGTATTCTATCACGGTATTATTAGAAAGTCCATTGTGGCTTTTGGTAAATTGTTTAGCGACGTCTATATTGATCGCCGCGAAGGTAACTCTGTAACTGGTCCAGTTATTCAACGTCTCCAGATTCCCTTGACATATGCTCCAAAAGAAAAATGGTTAGTACGCATTGAGCAGGATCCAAATTTAGACAACCATACCTATGTGTCTTTACCAAGGATGTCATTTGAGATCACCGGTTATTCTTACGATTCTCAGCGTAAGGTTGGTAAAATGCAGAAGATTAAGTGCGTAAAAGAAGACGGGTCGTCTGAAGTATTCTCTCCAGTGCCTTACAATCTGGACATATCGTTGTATATTTTAACTAAGACGCAAGAAGATGCTCTTCAAATAATTGAACAAATCCTTCCCACCTTTGGTCCTGAGTATACTCTTGCAGTTAAAGCTGTGCCCGAGATGAATATTATTCAGGATGTCCCCATTGCATTAAACAGTATCTCGGTGTCTGACGAATATGATGGCGACTTTCAGACACGGCGGTTTGTTACTCACACTTTAACTTTTACAGTTAAACTTAACTTATACGGCAGTATTAAAGGCAACAAACAAATCTACAGTGTCGAAGCTAATATTGGTACAAATGAGTTTACTGGACCACAACGAATATACACTGCCGATGGTGATCCGACCACGTATGAAATTATCGACGAGCAATGGATTGATGACTTTTAATGTTATTCTATAAACAAAATGCTAATCTAAAAGCTGCTGGTGTATCAGTTCCTTTTACTGAAGATCAAGTAAAGGAATATATTAAATGCTCTCAAGACCCAGCATACTTCATTAAAACATATGCTAAGATTGTGTCTCTTGATGATGGAGTTGTACCCTTTTTGATGTTTCCTTATCAGGAAAGGATTGTTAACACTATACATTTGAATAAAAATACGTTAGGTAAACTCTTTCGACAGGCTGGTAAATCTACAATTGTGGCTGCCTACTTTGCCTGGTATATCTTGTTTAACAATAATAAGACAGCAGTTATCTTAGCCAATAAGCAAGCAATTGCTATTGAGATATTTAGTCGAGTACAGTTTATTATCGAGAATTTACCTCAATGGTTACAGCAGGGCGTGGTTGAATGGAACAAAAAGTCGATCACTCTTGAGAACGGAAGCCGTTGTATTGCAGCTGCCACCTCAGCATCGGCTGTTCGTGGTATGTCGGTTAACATGCTTTTGTTGGATGAGTTTGCTCACTTAAGTCCAAATTTAGCTGAAGAGTTTATAGCTTCGGTATTTCCAACACTAAGCTCGTCAGAATCATCCAAGCTAATTATTATTTCCACTCCCAATGGGTTAAACCATTATCATAAACTATGGGTTGAAGCTCAGGATGGTAATAATGACTTTGTTACTGTAGAGGGTCGCTGGCAAGAGAATCCAAAGCGTTCTCCAGAATGGGCGGAATCTCAGAGGAAGAAACTTGGTGAAGTTAAGTATAGACAAGAAATAAACTG